GGCTGATACACCCATCTTCGCATTCATCTCAATCTGGAATAGGGCAGGGCTTACTTGCAGTGGCTGTTGTTTAGTCGGAGGAGGAGCAAGCATTGAGTTGCCGTTCTCATCCGTAATAATGACAGGGTCGTATTGAAGCTCCGCGTAGTTTGTTGTATTTGCGTTCTGCCAACGCTCATCCGTATCAAACTGCCCTACAGCACCTATCATTGGCTGGTTTTTAGGCTGGCTTCCGACAATCTCCGCAATCGTTGTCTTGATTGTATTCAGCATCTTCTGAGGGTCTTTTGCTTGCGTAATAAGCGAGTAAGACTTCAGCCTACCGTCATGCCATACCAGCTTGCCGTAAACAGGAACTAAAGGGATATACTTCCCTAACCATTCCGTTTCCTCTAATACGCCGCCGCCATATAACTTGCACCACTTAACCGTTGGAAGCTTTGTGGTTCTGCTCTGTAATTCTTGCACAAAAAAACCCTCACTTTGGAGGGCTTCAATCTGGTCTTTCGTTAGCACTCTTACCGCACCATCTGGCAGTAAGCACTCATATATCTCTATTTCGTCATATTCTTTATAGAAGTATTCAACAATACGGACTTTCTCGCCGTCCGTTGTTGATGTCTGTCGCCATGTGCCTGTTTCAAAGCTCTCAGGCTCAGCGTCAGGATATTCTTTTTCAAATACGTCTTTGTCGATGTCCTTATAAATGAAACCATATTCCGCATCTGATCCGTCAGGGCGCTCATGTGATGGGTCTAGCATTACACTCTGCCAGTCAGGAACGGCTTCAATGCATGCTTCTTGATTAAATGACATAGGGTCACTGTATTTCGTGTTAACCCTAATCCATCCGTAACCTGTCATTGTCGAATTCTGTACGGCTGTATCATAAGCAATAGACGCGGCCGACTGTCTTTCAATATTACGAATTAAACCCTTATATACTTCTGCTGTGTCTGGATCGCCCTGGTCATCTACTGGGGCTACCTTAATAGATGGGCGCATTTCTCTTGCTGTGTTTACAACCTGCTCGATAAACGGCAAGCAAATGTTCTCAGTTAGGGCAGGGCGCTTATCATTATGGCGGTTCTTTTTATCCTGCTCGTCCCACTGCTCACCTAAAGCAAAGTCCGCGTCTTCTGTACCGCGCTCATGCTCCTCGACATAAAATGCGAGTGTATCCTCAAAGCGGCTTTTAATGTCTTCTAGCTCTGCCATGAACCGCTCCGTTGTTGCATTGGTATCTTTTCTCTTTTTGGTTTCTTTGTTGTTTCTTTGATAGATAAGTACTGCGCCATGTATCTAAACGCTGCCGCACCATCACGCTCATGGATCTCTTTCCATTTGCCTGTGCGCTCGTCTTTCTCTGCTTTTTCGTGTCTTAGTGCTTGAAGACCGTCTTTACACTTATGCTCGTCAATATAAGCCTCTTTGATTAAGCTCTTGGCTAATCGTCTGCCTGCATCAACACTAATTGCCGGGAGTACTTTTGTATTTGTTAGCCCTAATGTCTTGAGCTGGTCTTCAATAGAGCCTTTCATACCTAAACGCTTATGCTTAGCATCGTGGGGTAGGACTGTAAGACCGTTATAGCCGTTTTCCTTAACCCAGCTTGCATAATGGCTTAGCTCTTCAAAATTACCTTCTGTGTAATCAATTACTCTAGGCTGTAATCCAACCATCTGAACGACCCATATAGCGGTTGCGTCAGCTCGCCCTAAATCCCATACGTTAATAACATCAACACCCGCCTTGCGTGGTACTTCCGTTATTCTGCCGTCTGCCTTGGCATCTTCTAATAACTTAGCGTAATAGTGACCGTGGAATGATGTATCGTAATCACCGAGCCATATATGGTCAAAGTCTTCAGGATAGTTCTTTTTATCCAGCTCAACTTCTCTATATACTTCTTCGGTAAGGAATGGGTTATCAGTATAGTTTACGTGAATAACCAGTACATCAGGCTCGTTCCTGATCTGATTGCAAAACTCTTCAATCGCATCTTCAGGGAATTTAGAGTTCCATGTGAAGATAATCTGTGAGCCTTTTGCCCTGATTGTCGGTCTTAATACCTTGAGTGTGTTGCGTGTAATGTTCTGGGCTTCTTCAAACCACGCTATCTTGTAATCCTCTAGGGACTTTACGCTATCAGCGTTTAGATCATTCATACCTTGAAAGTAGAAATGACCATCATCTGACTTTTTTCTTATCTCTGTCTTGATGGATTCATAAAGCGGAGCAAACCCGTCTTTTTTAATCTTGTTATCAATCAAGCTCTTTGATGATTTATCAATACTTTTCTGGATTTCCCTTAGACAAACTATCTTGAGGTCTTTTTCTTCTGCTGACCGCTCCAAAAGATATAATGATGTTTCATGGGATTTACCCGATGAACGACCACCTTTAATGAATATATATCTGTATTTAGGGTCTAAAGCCTGCGCCCAGTCCGCTGACTCATAATTTACGTTAATCTCCACTCTTTGCGCTTTTAACCGTCTTAGTGAAGTTTACTGTGACTTCTGTTTGATTATCTGACTTATCTATCAGTAACCCATGTAACTTGGCCTTGCCCATTGTGGCACTGACTGCCGTTGATAATTGCTTTTCTGTCATGGACATTATACGAGCTTCTTCTAGCTCTTTAGTGATGCTATCAACTGTTACGTTATGGCGTTCTGCGTGTTGTTTTCTTAACTCTTCTACGGTTAGGGAAACGTTAGGGTTATCTAGCAACCTACTGGCTTCTACTTTTATGCTTTCCGCGCTCATGTTATCTGTGCTGTATGCGCGTCTATAAGCTTCACTGGCATTGCCTGTTTCTACAAAGGCGTTACAGAAGTTTCTTTGCTTCTGCGTGATTATTTCTGCGTTTCCTGTCATGTGTCGGGTTTCCCCTTGGTTTGTTGCTCTCTTAAGCCGAGTAACGTAGCTATTAAATATCTGTCATTTCGATGGTTGTTTTGCCCGGCACTACATTTGATATCGCAAGTACGTAATTCGCTGGTATTGCCATTGTGTAGTTATTAGTTTCCGCGCCATTCTTTCCCTTGATGTGTGATACCTGAACTGTTGTTGCTACATCCGCCCATACCACTGCCGAAGTTGCACCCTCTGGCGCTGACGATGTTGCGACACCTGTTGATGGTGTTGCGTGGTTAGCTACTGGATTTCCTACATACTGGAGAACATCCCCTTTAATCGGTTGGTTGTCTTTTGTCCATGTTACGTAATTCGTCATTAAATCCCTCTTGTTTCTGGTATGTGTTTACAAAATACCTGCTCCGGCCAGAAATCTTCCGGCAGAGTTTCAAGTACCTTCATTTGTTGATATATTGCTGCTTCGCAATCGTGCTTTGTTTTGTATCCGTTTATATCGATCGATATTAAAAGCGCGTAAACAGATACGATGTGAAACATTATTCGTCATACATGATGCTCTCGGCATCTATCATTGATATTTTTCTATTCACTGCGTTCTTTACATACTCGCCGACCAGATCGCCCGGCAGTTGTCCTGATTCCCAGTATGCCTCGTAATTGTTGTTCTTATCCCATACGACTATACAGTAACCTGATATACCCGAATCCTTAACTGAATATTTCGCTGCGTCTATTAATTCGCTGCGTAGCTCTTTCCTGCGTCTTTGTTCTTTTGTGTTTTTATGGACAGATAAGCTCTTAATCTTAGTCATTACTCTAACTCCAAATCCATAATAGGGTCATAAATGTCCAGAGCTTCGTTTATCAGCGCTGCTGTGTCTCTATCGTCTTCGAACGTTGTAAAGGTCTTAACCTTATTGCCTTTACCCATATCAAGAATTACTACCATATCCTGTACGCCATCCATGGGTAGCTTTCTCACGGTCTTCTGTACGTCAATATCTAGTATCTCTGTCATGCGTCCTCTTTAATTTGGCGCCCTGTGTGTAATAGGGGGGATATGGGGATTATCGCGATGTACACAGCAAGGGCATAAAAAAAAGACCCAAATACGCGGCAACGCAAATGGGTCTCACAAATCAATAAACTATGAAAGGACGCAATTAACGACCTTATATATACTCTAGCAATTTCTCGGAGTCTTGGCAAGGGTTTGTTGCTATTTTATTCACTTTTTGTTTCTCGTTCGTACTCTATAGCTTGTATTATTGCGTGAAGTTCTGCGAGTTCTTCTGTTGGTAATGATGGCGTGCTAATAGTTTCGTATTTAATCTCTTTGCACCATCCTGAACATTGAAACCAAGTAAGCTCTGGGTCAAAATTGTCTATATAGAACATGTAACCATCAGGACGTATAGCCTTTAATGCATCGCGGCTGCGGGTGTATTTGCGAACAGGATTAAAAATACCTGAACCAAAAGTTTCCTCTAGCACCTTGAAGCTGTTGCCGTAATGTTTAAGCTCAATGCGACCACCTAAGAAATAAACGACCTTCCTATCAAGCTCATCCATCGTATCCGTATCACTAGGGTCTACACCTTCAATCATTTCTAGTATCTTAGCTGCTTCTGTCGTCTTTCGCTCTCCTCATAAATAAATTCAATAACCTTGGTAACGATAAATTCTCGCTCTGGCTTTGGTTCTGGTTTTACTACCTGTCTCTTTGGCCTGTGCAGCTCTATATACTCCTCGCAGCCTATAAT